CGGGCGTAGGGTGTGGTGCTGTGATGGTGCCACGTCTTGCTTGTGGCCCCGCCGGCTTTGATCATATCGAACTGCCCAGTGGATAAGGATGTCATGGTTTCCTGCCGTGCGATGAGCTTGGCGCGCTTCTCCGGCGCGTTCATGGTGGACATGATCTCGTCGGCCAGCTCCCGTGTGCTGGAACCTTCCCGAATGCGGCGGGACACCACGCGGGCGATATCGTCCTTCGTGCTGTCCTGTATCCCCACCACCCGGCGCGCACCCTGCGTCTGCGCCTGTCTGCTGAGGCTCGGCTGCTTTGTCCGTTTCAGGCCATAGAGCTGCTGCATCTGCGCCGCCCCAGCGCCATGGGCCTGCGCCCACAACGGGCGGTAGACCTGCTCAAGCTTGAATGCAGAGGCGTTCCAGTCGATTAGCTGGTCGACGAACTTTACCGTCAGCTCCCACTGCTGTGCCTCCGGCAGGGCAAGCCAGCGGTTCACATCGAAAGTGCCGTCGGCCAATAGATAATCGTCCAACAGGCCATACGCGCCGCCCTCGGCTTTCGTGCCGTCTAGGGCCTTGCGAACCTCGTCAGCCTGCTGTCGGAAGAAGCGCGTGGTGGCCGTCTCGAACGCCCGCAGGGATTTTCGCGCGGCCTGCTGTTCACTGCGCCGCATCTGCTGCGGGGTAACGGTCTTTCGCTGGCGGTCCTTCGTGTATATCACATAGGGCCTTTGCTTTTCCTCCATCTCGACTTCAAATCCGTCATCCGGCTCGTCGTCTACCGGGATTTCAGCGAATTGCAGATTCGCCGCGGCGGCAGTGACCGCCACGGGGTCATCGGTGTCCCGAATGAACATATCCGAAAAGGTGGTCTTGTAGATATCGCCACCCTCCACCGCGTCATGGCCCAGCAGCTCTCGGCCCTCGTTCTTCGTCAGCAAGCCACTGTTCCAGCCGTCAAGAGCTTTGGCTTTGTCGAATTCCTCGTTGCGGGGCACAATGGCGTCAAAGCGATACACCAGATTGCCGTAGCAGTCGAAGTCGGGCAGCAGCTGCTCGTTGATGGCGTCCTCGCGCAGCCTGATCTTGGGGGTCAGCACGCGCTCGGCATAATCGTACTGGGCGGCCTCGGACGTGGCCCTGTTGCTGTTCTCGGTGATCCCCATGATCTCCCGGGGCACGCCGAAGTGCTCCAGGGCGGCGTCCCGCAGGTATACCCGGCTATTGACCATATCAAGCTCTTTGCCGGTTTCCCCCAGCCGCTCGAAGGATATATCGCCCGCAACCGTGGCGAATTTATGGGCATTTCCTCTGCCCCGGAAGTTGTTCATCCATTCAGCGGCAAAACGCTTGCGCTGCTCGGCTTGAACGCTTCGCGATTCACCCTTGAACACGGCCACCATGCCCGGGGTGGCGTCGTTATAGAAGAAGTTCCTCTGGAATTCCGTCATATACTTATCCAGATCAACTTCGCTTGCAATGGCCTCGGCCAGGCCCTGCCCCCGCCATGAGGGGTCAAAGGGGTTCAGGTATTTCTGGACGAACATGTCGTCCACGTTGACCTGCATGACCAGACCGGTGCCAGGCACGCGTACCGTGTAGAACGGGAACCCGGCGTAGGGCGTGGACACAACATAATGCACCGGCACGGGCCACAACTCGCACACACGCCCCCATTTATCCCGCTCCTTGATAAAATACCCCTCACCTTTGAGGTGAAGGTATATCTCTTGTAGCCGCCACAGTGCGTTGTTGGTGTACTCCGGCAGGGGGTTGGGGTAGTCCAGGAAGTCGAGGAAGGGGTGATCGGTTATCTCTGTCTCGGTGCCGTCGTCCTCCACGCGGTACAGTTTCCCCGGTATGAAGGACAGGTCGGTGGCGATGCGGTCCACCACGGCCAGCCGGGGGCTTGTTTTGAACGCCTCTATGAACTCTGCCGTGTTGCGCTCCGGCGGGCGCGTCATGCGCGGTATGAACGGGCTTTCCCTGTTCAGGTACATATCGCTGTTCCGGCCCCGCCGGGCGCGTCTATCAAAGAGTGACAAGCGCGTACCTCCCGTCAACTGTAAAACTCAAAATCAAAGCCTGGTTTCCTTGCCGCGTCAATCAGCATGGTCACTGTGTCGGCGGCGTCATCGTGATCGTTTTTCCCCTGTAGCTGGTAGCCGGTAAATTGGTTCATGAACTTTTCATAGTCGCTATCCGGTGGCGGGCTGCTCAGAAAATGCACGTGTCCCTTCACCGCACCGCTGGCCGTCAGGATACGTGTCTGCTTGTTTGTGCTGCTGGGCACCGCCTCAATCGTCGTGTAGGGGTTTTGGCACTTCTCTTGGATGCTCTTGGCGTATAGCCTGCCACCGGCGTTGCTCTCGAAGCGGGAACGCTGGATTTGCCAGCGCTCAATGGCCCCCAGGGTGAGGGGTTCCGTGATCTCTGCCTGCGCCTGCGTGAATATAGCGTCCACCACAAAGATTTCGCTGTCAAATATAAAACCCACTAACATGCAGTAATAATCCTTACCGGTGTCGGCCACGTCCGCGACGGAGATAATGCCGTCCGGGGTGCGGCCTTTGAGGTCGGCCATGTTGAAATACTGCAAGCTGTCGGCTGGGAACAGCAGCCCCTCGGCGGGCCGTGGGTCCTGCTGGTATAGGCTCTGGAACACATGGGGGTTTGCCTTTTTCTTTTTGAGCAGCCGCTCCAGGCTGTGCTGTTCCTCCCACAGCGCTTCGCCGTCCTGCCGGGGGTCTAGCTCCGATGGTTCTCCGATCTTGATGGCGGGGTATCGCACAACCGTCCATTCCTCGGGTTCGCGCCGCAGGATAACGCCTACCAGGTCGTCCGGGTGCCAGCGAGTCATTGTAATCAATTGGCGGCTGCCGTTGTGCAGGCGGCTGTCGGCCACGGTGTCGTACCAATCCTGCACGCTCTGCCGCACGGCGGGGCTCCACGCCTCCTTGGCGTCCTTGTAGGGGTCGTCAATGATCAGGGTATCCAGGGCCCGGCCCGTAAGGCCGCCGCCCACACCGACGGTCACAAGGCTGCCACGGCGGCCCACAACCTCGAACTCATCCGCGTTGCGCAGCCATGCCCCTGTCTTCGTGCGGGCACTGGCAGAATTGAGCTGCGTAGCCGGAAAAAGCTGCTGGTATTCGGGGGTGTCGATGATCCGCTGCACGTCGCGGTTAAACTTTGCCGCGAAGGGCTGATTGTATGTAGCCAGGCCGATGCGGTTGTCAGGATCGTTGCCCAGTATCTTCGCGGGCATCCGGCGGCTGCACTGTTCGCTCTTGCCGTGCTGCGGGGGCACCTCCACGATCAGCTTGCGTATAAAGCCCTGCTGGAAGCGGTCAAGCTGCGTGCAGTAGCTGCGGTGGAACCAGTTATCCCGATACCCGGGAAAAGTATAATGAGTAAACGCCAGCTGCTCTCGCCGGGCCAGCTCCCGCTGGGCGGCGCGTGCAATGGCGAGAGTTCTTGCATCAGTCATTGCTAGACTTCACCTCATAAGGGTTCAAAAACATTATGCTATAAAAACAACGCCTTGCGCGTCAAGGCGTTGTGGGTTCTTTTGTTACTAGCCCGCCACTATCCGGTACCAGCCTCGCCAATCTGTGCAACTCCTCACTGGTCACGTCGGAAAGGTCGATTTCGTTATCAGCGGTCTCCGTGGTAGACGTGCCCCCATCCGGCGCGCCGAAACCTGCCAGATCCAAAAAAGCACGCGCCGCGCGCAGGCGATCCGCGTCCTGTGCAAGCGCGTCATTCATGACGCCGTACATCACTTTTCGCGCCTCCTGAGCGTCATAGAGGAACTCCTGCCGCAATTCCTTTGCTATAGCGGCTTTGCGCTGTTGAAGATATTTTTGAAGTTCAGGTTTTTTCAGGAGATCGGACGCCTGCGAATAAGCTGATTTAGGGCTATACCCTGCGTTAATCGCCGCCTGTGTGGCATTCTTTTCACGCAGCTTCAAGTGTTCGTCGACAAAGCGTTTTTGCTGTGCCTCATTTCGCCAAGCCACACCCCACCACCTGCCTAAACTATTCCCACTGCCCCAGCCGCATCAACCGCTGCACCTGGGCTATGGCCTTCAAATCCGGCGGCACGTGCCGCTTTCTGATCTTCTCTTTTTCTACGCCGTTTTTGCCTCGGATGTACTCATGTTCGGTCACCTCGTAGCCGGTAGCCCGCTTCCATAAAGCGTCTTTCAATTGTTGTCGTTCATTTGTTTGGTTTTCCATCGACAAAACACCTCTGACGTGCTAAAATCAACAGGAAGGCAAACCCGCGCGGGAACCTTCCGTCAGAGGTGCGTGCTCTGGCGGCCCTGTAGGTGTTGGCGCACTTACAGGGCACTTTTTGTTGCTTTCTGCCCGGTCGCTTCTTCCCAGCGCCGGATTATGACATCGCAGAATTTTGGATCAAGCTCAAGCAGGCGGGCCCGGCGGCCCAGCTGCGTCGCGGCCATTAACGTGGATCCGCTGCCGCCGAAGAAATCAGCCACAACGTCGTCGGGCTTGCTGCTATACTGCATCAGCCTGCCCAGCAGGCTCACCGGCTTCATGGTGGGGTGGTCTTCGCTCACTATGGGCCGGTCGTGGTATATAACCGTCTGCGAGACGGCCTGCTCTCGCTCGATGTACGTCTGCAGCAGGGTCCGCAACTCCTCCTTCTTCATCTTGCCGATGTCCGGCGGCGGACCGTCATCGATCACGGTGCTGTGGCAAAAACCGCCGTTCCAGTAATGCGCTGCCCCGGGCTTCCACCCGTACAGAATCGGCGCGTGCCGCCACTGGAAATCCTGGCGGCCCAGGACAAAGTGGTTTTTCACCCACACCAGCACTTGGGCCAGTTTGAATCCGGCCTCAACAAAAGCCCGCCGGAAGTTAGTGCCCTGTGTGTCGGCATGGAAAACATAGATCACCGCCCCGGGGGCGGCGTGGTCATACATAAGGCCGAACGCCCGGAACAGGAAATCGTAAAAAGCGCCGTCGGTCATGTTGTCGTTTTGAATGCTGCCCGCTTCGCCGTGATAGTCCACGTTGTACGGGGGACCTGTCAGCCCAAGCTGGTATTCCTCGCCGTCCATCAGGCGGGCGACGTCGGCGGCGCTGGTACTGTCGCCGCACAGCAGCCGGTGGGGGCCCAGGATCCAGATATCGCCCTGCTGCGTGATCGGCTCGTCGATGGCGTCATATGCGGCTTGGGCGTCAAAGTCATCGTCCTGGGGCTCCTGCCACAGCAGGCCCTGTATTTCGTCCAGGTTGAACCCGGACAGGGTGGCGTCGAAGTCAGCGCTGAAGCTGGCGAAAAGCTCTTGCAGGCGGTCCTCGTCCCATACCCCGGCGATCTTGTTCATGGCCAGGTTCAGGGCCTTCTCGCGGTCGGCGTTCAGATCCACCACGACGCACGGGGTTTCGGTATACCCCAGCTGCCGCAGCACTTTCAGGCGCTGGTGGCCGCTCACGACGTTGCCGGTCTGCCGGTTCCACACAACGGGCTCCACGCAGCCGAATTCCGTGATGGACCGCTGCAGGCTCTCGTAGGCGGGATCTCCCGGCTGCAGGTCCTGGCGGGGATTATATGCCGCCGGGGTCAGCTGCGAAAGCGGCAGAGTTTGAATGTCCACCGTCTACCTCCAGAAATGCAAAAGCACCGTCTGTCGACGGTGCCCTGCTGTTTCCCGGCGATATCCCGCACCGGGCACGGGTAAAAGGAGCCCTATGCCACAACCACGACCGTTGAAGAAAGCTTTCGCGTGGTGATTCGTTACACTTATCACCAATACCATCTTAGCACACTGCGTGTACGGTTGCAATAGGCAACCGTGTACGGTGGTGTTCGGTTATTTGCTGTACTTTAGCCAGTCAACCGCTGCTACGGCCTTGTCGTGCAGCTCCCCCCGCGTATAAGAATAGCCGTGATGTAATTGGCTTTTTATCCACCACCAGTCCCTGTTGAACAAGTACCTGTACTCCAGCAAGGACCGCAGCCGGTGGTCTTGAACGTATGATATGGCCAGGCGCACGTCCAGCATGGTATTCTTCAG